CCTTTAAACATCTGTATATCATCTTCTTCGTCACTTGGCAAGCGAATAAATCCACCCTGCCTAAACCGTGCTAATGCTAGTGTTGTTGCATCAACCAAATCGTCATTGGCTCCTGATGGAAAGTCATTACATTCCTCAATAACTTCGTGCGCCCAACGTCTATCGGGTGCCCATACAATACCTGAACTAAACAAATCAGACACAGCATTAACGCGACTAATCTTATCTTGCCCTTTTCCAGGAGTAAACTCTCCCACTGGGATTCCCATTCTCCTAAATTCTTGATACAGCGCCGCGCCATTAGATTTTTTCTCCACAATAAATGCGTCTGGCTCTTGGTCTTTGTACTCTTCTATACAAAGTTGTTTTAATTCTGGAAATTCTAGCCGTTCTTTTATTGCATTTAATAGTATTATATTATAATTACTTGTTTCCTCGTTAAAAAATACACCCCACGTAGTTAATGCGTTGTAATCGGCTCTATTATTAGCTTCCTGTGCAGCATCTAGCGTCATTATTATAAATTCACACGCTGGTGGATCTTCTTCTTCCCATATTTCCCACCACTCGCGTTTAATTAACGCCCCTTCTTCCGATACTGGGTTTTGTAAATACTGTGCGTTCCAATATCGTATATCTAACGCGGCTCGTCTAGACTGTAATTCCTCAATGGGCCAGAACTCCGGCCATAACGGTACTTCTACTCCTTGTTTATCTTCTAATATAGCGGGAAACTCTACTACTTCCCAGTCATCTACATCATCATTCTTAATCATTTGGTTAACTATCTGTCCTGTCAGGTCTAATNNCCCCAACGAGAAGCCGATTTACTATCCGCTTGCAGGCTGATGTCAGGGAAGATGTCCTTATACGGGTCTGAACCCACCAAATTTCTGACTCTACGACCAAAATTAACTGCGAGGTCAGCCGTGTGAGATGCCATAATAACTTTCTTAGCGGGATGGTTACCCAAGAACCAAGCTGGAGCAAGATATGAGATGAGTTCCGACTTGCCATGTCGAGGTGCAATGTTGACAATAACTCTTTTTCTTTTGCCTTGAGCGATTTCTTCGAATAGTTTAGCCAATTTTGCATGGTGTGCTCCAACTTTGTAGTCTGGGTAGACATGTTTTATAAAATCTAAAAAGTTAGCTTTGCCTTTACTCTGTGTTAACTCTTTTTGATACTGTTTTAATAACGTTAAACTTCTCTGCCTTTCTGTTTCTGGCATATGAGGTAATGCTTTTTGTAATAACTCTAAGTCATCATGACTAATCATTATCTATAATCTCGTGCTCACCCTCAATCAAAGTACCTTTGAGTTGTTCTATAGTTTCTTTTAGTTCTTTTTCTAACTCCTCCCCCGACTTAGTGATGTGAGTTACTTCTGTTTTCTTTTTAAACGCATCTACTCCATCCATTTCCCCTATCATACGAAGAGCCATAAGCTTTTCTTTTGGGTTGTCTGTTGCTTCGTGAATTTTTACCGCGTTATTTAAAACATACAACTTAAACTCTGCCATATCTTTAACTATCATACAGTTAGTTTGAGCAACCATACCGGCAAGATAAGCCATAGTCTCGTTAGGATAATTAGCAAACTCTGGTTTTAACTCTGGGTTATCCATCATTTGCTTAGCTACTTGATTAGCTTCTTCTTTATTTTCTATAGTAGGTTCTATTGGTTCACCTAAAATATCTGACACTACTTTAATAGTTTCTGCTCGCACTTCTATTTCTTTATCTATAGACATATCGTCCATAGCTTCTTTTTTAGATTCAGGTATAGGGATTCGGTCCTCTATATGAGGGACTACTACTGTTTGATTAGTTGTTGCCATGTGTTCGCTGTTACACCTTAATTAATTTTGCAGCTATAACCGGAGTATAACTAATAAACTAATGCAAGGCAACAAGCAAAAAGTAGCAATACAAACATTACGTATATAGATATGTTTTCCATAGGCGTATTTTAACTGGTTCTTCTTGTTCATGTGGTAGTGAGACTCATTCGGGTTTTCCTATCACTGGACCAGTGCTATGAAGTTTCTCATAATTTTTGCAGAAAATTTTTTTTGTTTAGCCGTTTGAAAACCGATGGGGGGGCTATCTGTAAAGTAAGGGGGTGGGGGTTGAAACTTCAAGATTTCAGCGGGTCGTTTGTGCAGATTAGAATGTATATAATATTTCTGGAGTCCCATAACTTTTTGCGTGGGTGGGGGCGGGGTGGGGTCTCTGCGTGTGCGGGCGTGCGTTATGTGTTCGCGTGTGCGTACGCGTTGATATTGTGCGAGACGGGCGGGGGCTTGGGGCGTTCCTGGGGCGGTTCCTGTTTTATATACCAGGGCGACCCGAGGAGCTACGCCCAGAAACGCGTAAGTCATTGATTACATTAGGTTTTTACCTGTCTGTTCCCGTTGTTCCCGTTGTTCCCGCTATAAATCGGGGGAATTGGGGGGCAAGGGGGAGCCGTTCGTCCCTCTGGCGCGATGTAATACAAAAACTATCCCAGGCACACCATCAACTTTTTTGAAGGCTACAACAGGAACAGAGACCACTGATTAAAATTTAAGCAAGAAACAAAATAGAACCCTAATAATAATAATAATAAAATAATTTTAATAATATCAATAACTTAACTCACTCCAGGCAGATCTTGCAGCAGCTGTAGTTATCCTCAAACTTATCCACAAAAAAACCTGTTCCCTTCTATTCTGTAAAGTTTAGAAAAGGCTACAAAAGGAACGCCCAGGTACACACTTATTATTTCTGTTAGTTTACGCTTTACAGTTTTAGATTAATCTGGCATTATCACGAGGTGACATTTTTTTAATTATGAGAGGTTTAATTATGAAAAACTTAAGACAGGCAGTAATAAACCAAATGGGCGGCGAAGTTATTTTTAGGCAGTCATTTATGGACGTATTGAGGGCGGGAGCCGATGGAGGTTTTAACGGCTTTATATATACCGCCGATTGTGTGAAATTCACCAAGAGAAACAAACATCACATTTTTAAACGTCTTGACGAAATCGCGGGCGATATGGGATTGGATAGGCTCGAATGTTTATCACATTGGAGGAGCTTAAGACATTACACGCGGGACGAAATCGCCCAGGGTTTATATAATGCAGATGGAGACCTTACCGACCAGGTATATAACGCCCTGGCATGGTTCGCCCTCGAGGAGGTCTGCTACGATGAAGAAATTCGAGAGGAGCAAAACCCTGAATTGTTTACGCTCGAACTAGCAAACTAAAAACACCCGATACCCTAGGTTAAAACCTGGGGTATTTTTTTATTCTTTTGTCTTGGGGGTTTACCTCAACTGATGAGCCTTAAAGATACACCAGGCGAAACAGAAGAAAAGGTTTGAATTTGGGAATACTAAGACATCAAGTACCAATTTTAAATCGCTTAGGGGGCTTTATATGGATTCGAGATTGTGCGAATCACTCCAAAAAGCCTATTTATAACCGTTTTGGGGCATATGCTGCCTATTTACTTTTACCACTTCGAGGAGCACTAAAACATGAAAAGAAAGAGATATAAAAAAGCAACAATTGATCTTCGCATACTTGCGAGCGACACCCACCAACAAAGCCGCAAAACCTGGCTTAATAAAACTTCGAGCAACTATCCAACACCATCAGAAAAAGCCGCCCGCATAGATTTAATTCTCACCGCGTGCCTGGCTTTAATAATGGTACTTTTTTTAATAGCCCTACTGTTTGATATTTAGGGCCACATATTTCAATCCAACATTACAAGGAATCAACCTATGCTAAAAACTAAAGAATCGGAATCTTATCCCGTTTTTAATAATAAGATAGGAAACCACGAGAAATTGAGTCCGCTATTAAAACTGAATGACATAGCTAAAATCTTTTTATCTAATTCAGACTATTCCAAAGACGGGCAGAAAACGTACTACAAATACACAATGCAAAATTATATGAAATCTAATTGGAATGAAGTTAAGGCTCCAACAAAACAGATTTACCGTTCCTATTTCAAATCAGATTTTTACCGCGAACGAAAGAGTTATGGAAAAGCAATTGCACTATTGATAAGTAGATACGAAAGAGCCAAACATGCACATACTGACACTTCGAATATTGAGATACGATTAGCTCACTTTGTAGAATTACTTACATCTAATCCGCACGGTAATATTCATGAGTCTGATTATCGAAGTTTAGACTCCCAGGGAATAATTACTCCAAGAGATATACACCGAGTTAAAAAACTCGCTCGAGATGAAAAATGGAATTTTGTTGATTTTGGCTTATACGTTAATGGTTCGGGGTATTCTGATTTAGAAGGATTAAAGCACCTCGCAAAACTTACGTTCGTACATGATTCACTTAGCAGTCCGTCTAAAGTTGCATATTATCGTAATATGGCAGATTTAAAACGCGGGCGTGAGATAGTAACAAGCGTGGGTAAATACCTAGCTCGATTTAGTGATTATTTAGATATTACTGATAAAGAAGTTAAACTAATGACCGATAACTATCTCACTGCTTTCAAGGGGTTCGGTGATTTATCTTTGGAATATATAGACGGTCTTATACCTGGGGGTGATAGTTTCGCGGCAAATCGCGAGATAATTAAAAATGAATGGGTGCAAGCATATAGACGTGAACACACCGCCACAGGGGAGCATGGGTTTAAATCGTGCATGACTGATTTAAATTGTGTGAATGTTTACGCGAACCCAAAATCTGATTTGAGGTTGGCACTGTTAGCAGACCAGGACGGTATAATTTATTCTCGAGCTATTGTGAGGACGGGTGATACTCAGGTTAATCCAGAATCTGTAAAAGGCTATATTAGAATCTATCCGAGTCCAAGCGAGAATCGTATAGGTACCTATATGAAACAATTATTATCAGCAGACGGATATAACGAACCTGTTAATTTTAACTACTGTTATTTCGATTCAATCTGGCTTGATAGTTACGAGGCGTACCAGGCTCCCTATATTGATGGCGGGGAGCATGAGGTTTTAGGTGAGAAATTTACTTGGGGCGAGGAGGTAACTATTGATGGTCGGGAGTATTTACACGTTAATAATAATGATGAGTATATTAATTTTGAGAATACCAACGGGCGTAGCAACACTGACTACGATGAAGATGATGAGGATTATACCTATTGTTGCGAATGTGATGAGCGGGTACAGTGGGACGATACTAGGTCAGATGACCATGACCGAACCTATTGTGATGACTGCTACGATTCCGAAGTATCTTTATATGTAGTCCCTCGGCTACGCCAACTATCCGTGTCAAAGTTTGGTAACTGTTCCTACCTCGGCACTTATGATGGTTATATGGCTAACCCCAATCAGGAGCCACTAAATGATATATCGTCTGGTAATGCACTAACTTTATCGGACGGTGCCGAATGTTTTTATTATTCCTTCGATTCGTTCCAGACTCATTGCGATAATAGACCAGAGCTTTTAGATGCCATGGGATTGGCTGAGTGTGTTTTTTCAGATTCTCAAGCACTTCCGCGAAATTATTTATGTTTATCTAAGTACGGATATATAAGTAGAGACGCTATCTGGAATACTGAGTATTTTGTTGAATCAGGTAGTCCCAAGTATGATGATTTTCAAACGGTTGACTATCCCACCAGGATAGATAAATGGGTGCCGCTAACATTAGCCAATTATGATAATTGTAGGTATTTATATCAACTAGCTATTGATTGGTATGAAGATAAGGATATTCGCATTTTGCCGAATGGTAAAACTTGTGCAATCGATAACCCTGATTTTTTCTATATATATTAAGGAGCAATATTATGAGCTTTTCATTAAGCAACACAAAGAAACAAAACGAAGTAGAAATACCAAGTACGGGCGAGATTGTCCGAGGTGATAAAACTAACCCAGAATTTATTGAGATATGCAAAATATTTTCTTATCGTAGACAACACGAGTCAGAAGGTGAGAAAGCATTTATAGATGAATACATGGGACGATTTACCCCTATCAAATCTAAAGCGGGTGAGATACTAGCCTATCGATATGACAACACAAACTCAAAAAGTAAAAATAATATTTTATGGGCGAGTCATATTGATACAGTGCATTACTCCAAACCAAACCAGGTATTTCAAGATATTTATATTGATAGCTTTGGTACCGCTTTTGTTGATGAGCACCAAGACTGTTTAGGTGCCGATGATGGCTCGGGGGTATGGTTACTACTCGAGATGATTAAGGCTAATTGCTTTGGTACATATATATTCTTTCGAGGTGAAGAACAAGGGTGCATAGGTTCCTCACAATTAGCAGAAGAACAAGAGGACTATTTCAAATCGTTTACTCATATTATTAGTCTTGACCGCAAAGGTACGGACGAGGTGATAACGAATCAACGAAGTGATGTTTGTTGCTCGGATAAGTTCGCCGATGATTTTGCCAGGTTATTAGGCATGGGGTATAAAAAATCTGATAAGGGCGTGTATACCGATTCTGCTGAGTTTACTCATCTGATACCAGAGTGTACCAATATTGGGGTGGGATATATCAATCAACACTCGAGTAAAGAAACTCAAGATTTAGCCTTCCTTGTGAAACTTAGGGATAAACTTATCTCTATTGATTGGGCGAACGCCAAACTATCTGTTGAGCGTAAAGCCGAACCCAAGATGACCTACGGTGGCTTATACGGTGGTATGTATCCAGGTTCATATTTAGATGATTGGGATTCGCCTGGTGACCTATACGACTACGAGGAGTTCGCCTACATGTCTGATGAGGCGGTGCAACAATATGTCAAAGGTTTATCGGCTAAAGAGATAGCCAGGCTCTTAAAGTTTATGGCAGAGGATATGCAATACTTGAGAGAGGGGGGAGGGCTATAGCCCCCCCAGGTATTCTACGGCTTACTGACAATATTGTTTTGTTTTCCCTGGTACCTGAGTATCAAGTAGCTATCGTTCGTTCGTTAGGGGGCGATTGTGCAAGTTTTTTATTCAGCATATTCGCCAAAACCCTTGTTATACCTACAAGACCGAATGAGTACCCTATCATTCAAACTAAAATCAATTCAATCCAACAAAATAGGTACGTACTACTACCAATCCAATAAAATAGGTACGTACTACTACCAATAATTTATTATTTTTAGTAAACAGATAGGAAACCACTTCGATTATGTCCACATCTGATAGGA